CTTTCAGAAGCCCCCAAGCCAGCTCCAAGGAGAGATCCACCAACAATGGATTTGGTACCGTGGCCAGAACCAAGCGCCGCGCCTATTCCCGCTCCAGCGGCAGTGCGGCCAAGGCGAGTAGCGGTCCTTTTATTTTCTGGCACCTTTACCAACCTAAAAGATGTCTCTGTACCTTCAGAGTCGCCTGCCATTGCTTTTCTCACTTTCTGGTTATGGTTACGCCTAGCATCTTCTTTTGTGTATGCAGCAAAATTATACCCTCCAACACCGCCCACTCCGGCTGCTCCAATAGCCGAGGTGGTAGCTGCATCAGATAATCTCTTCGGAGCGTCTGCTGGGATCTTCTTTAGAGCCGGTATAGCAGCCGTAAGTCTTTCAGCCTTTGGAGCTAGTCTGGCTGCCGCTGATCCCCCCTTTAGGGAAAGAGCGGTAAGACCAAGGGTGGATCCGGTAATAGAGAATCTTGCTTGAGCGCGCTTGCGAGCAGCCAGTTCCTTATCGGACATCCGTGGCTTGGCGGTACCCACTAGATAACACCTGGCGATCTCTTGCCAGAGCCGTGGATTGAGAAGCCGGTACGCTTTCCGTCCTTGACCATCTGCCACTGATCTTCATCGTTTACCTTGAATCCAACCCACCAGCCGTGGGGCAGAGCATCTTCGTCAAGCCCCATTTGCTTTAGCTTTTCTGGGGTTACAACAAATGATTCAATAAGGTCAGCGGTGTGCACAGGCTCGTCTTGGGAGTCCCCAAAACCCTTCTTCATCTGGCGCTTGTGCATATCCCCACCCTTGCGGGATTCAAGGACATACTTGTAAGCAGACTTCTCAATCTCATCCAGAGGCACAAAGTCGTTTTGGCGGTCAACTACAGGCTCGCCGTTAACCTTTGAGAGCGAGCACCAGCCAAATACCTGTCGCTTATCTTCGTCAACCTTGGATATTTCAGCGGTCCAAGTGACGTCTTCGACATCGCTAGACTTCTTTACCTTGGACTTAAGTTGGTTCCGCTCGCGTACCAGAGCCCGGTTTGCAACAACATCGGCAGCTAACTCAACTCCGTGGAGCCCAAGCCAACCTGCGGCGCTAGCTGCTGCAACCTGTTTAGGGTTGCTCAATGCTCTCTCAACGCCTGGGATCTTCTTAAGCTTAGCCGCTACCTTTGCGCCTGTTTCTGATTTCTTCCCATTCGCCATCTTGTTTTTTACTGACTTGGGCAAAGGGAGATTCTTATTCTTTGAAGCAAGATAGAAAGCGTGCGCACCACCAGCGGTGGCTACAACGTTGCCAGCTATTCCAAAGGTATTTACTCGCTTACGCCGCTTGGCTTGCTTAGGGGTAAGTTCACTGTTAGCCACAGGCTGGAGCGATATACCGGATTTGGCAATAGGCTGAGTTATTCTTCTACCGCGTCGAGTTACCGGTCCTAAAGACTTGGCTCTAGGAGTGCTAACGCCTCCCATAACGTGCACTTCGGAGGCATCTGGGCCGCCCTTTGAGATTTCGCGCGTGTCAATAAAACCGTCCGCTAGGAACTCAAAAACACTATCTGGGGCTATTTCCGACATATAACTATCATCACTCCTCAGTCTCCTCAACGGGTATTGCTTCGTAAATCTTTATAGTTATTGGAGTCTCGCCAGGAAGTGTTTGAGTAGGAATCATTTTTGATATTACGTCTCTAAGATTTTCTGGCACTAAATATGAGTTCCATTGGACTATTGATGGATCGGGGGAAATTTTATACTTGCCAATTACTAGATCTCTACCTCTTTGGAATCCATCTGGGAATGAGACTATTTCCATAGAAGGAATATTATTTCCAATGTTTAGCAACCTAGTATGAGACCTATCATAATCTTCGCGTAGGCCCTTTATTTCGGTCTCAATTTCGTAAAGTTCTTCTCGTATTGAGTCTAGCTTCATTAAGTTATTGGTTGCAGTATCGTCAAAAAGATTTTCCCAGGCACCGTAACCGCGATTTGAAGAAAAAGCACTGGAAGCGTCAGCGATATGGCCCGGGTCAAGATCTGACACAGCAATACCGTCAGAAAGCAAAGCTAAAGCCTGATCATCAGGGTAATCGTTTATTTCGCTTATTAAAATTTGGTCTTGTAGATAATTGGCATACTTAAGAGCGAATTCTTTCCTAGCCTTTTCGCTAGTACCCAACCCTCTAGCATCCATATCAATTCTTCTAAGTCGCTCTGATTCCAGACTTTTAATTCTTTCGGATTCGTTTATTGCTTTGTTTTGCAAATCTTGATGGTCGGCTATGTGCATTTGATATTGCTCCATCCACTTCTCCACCACAAGAGGCGTATTTGCGTAGTCATCACGAGTAATAGGGTGAATCATGTGTTGCCCCGCGTCTAGTGGCTCAAATTCTTCAAAAGCGAATTGATCCATTAATCCCATAGGTACCACTCCCCAACCTATTTCTCTAGGCGGAGGAGGAGGCGGAGGGGGAGGTGGAGGCTTTCCTTTTTTTGTGTCAAGTTCAAGATCAATAAGCTGAAGTGTGGCAAGCTGCGGCTCTGCTAATTGAAGGTCGGCAAGCTGAAGGTCGGCAAGCTGAGGTGTGGCAGTAGCAAGTTCAAGGGGGGTAGCTAAAGATAACTGTTCGGCAAGTTGCGGAGTTGCAGCAAGTGTTTTTAGTTCTGTGTCTACTTGAGCAGGCGTAACTAGCAATTTTTGGTCAGTCTCAGGCATAGTTATAGTCTGCAGATTTTGTTCCACTCGCTGTAATAAAGCGATGCTAGAACTAAAATCAACCATAGGAGCTCTTTCTGGCATAACCCTTTCGGCAGGTCTTACATCGCTATCAACATGGGCGAATCTTCCTTGCCAGTCTCGTTTGTATTCATCCACCTTGATGATCGTATTAGGCATATCCTCAATGAGTTGGAGTTCGCACCGGCAGTTTGGGTGGACGCCAGGAGCAAAAAACTTGTGCCCCTTGCTCTCGAACATATCCCCAACAGGTATTGACACTCCGTGAAGCGGGCCACAGACGAGGCACACCAATTCATCTTCTGCTGTGATCCAGCGCTTTTTAGGTACTCCAGACAAACGCCCTGTTTTAACCATAAATAACCAGTTCAAAGCTTTACCAGACTGGATTGAAGCCCACGCCTCTGATTCGCCTATTCTGTCGCTTCTGGAGAGCAACATGGTCTGAACACGCTGCTTAAAGCTTTCAGGGACGATCTGACCGGCTCTGGGGAGGGTGTCCTCAGACTTAGTAGCGTTAACCAACTGCGTTAGGTAGGAGCGCATCTGAGGGCCGTCTAAGCCATATCCCTCTTTTGCTCTTTGCCACGCTATTTTGTCTGACCAGCCAGCGAGCAGTTGCGACTCAACACCTTCGCTCAAGGCAATAGATGAAGTCTGATGAATGTATTCACCCATCTCTAGCGCGTATCCTCGAGCAACTACCTCTAGTTTTTCATCCGCAATCTGACCGCTGGAGCCCAGTTTATAGGCAGCCAAGATGGCGGATGTAGCCATCAAAACCCAAGGATTTTTAGTCTTTTCCCATATTCTGTCAGCTTCTTTTTTAGCATCATCTGGAGAGGAATCAGGAAGATCCTGATGGATGAGCATCCGATAAAGTATGAAAGCAGCCGCAATTCCTATGGCTATCCGCAGTACCTTGCGAGAGTCCGATCCAGTTGGAACGGGGGCAGGCGGTAATGCTCCAGCTAATAACTGCTCTCCAGGCGTGACAAATAGTTTTCCCGCGCTAGGTACATTGAATGGACTAGCTGAAGCATTTGGAAAGGGCAATATTTCCGGCATTAATTTCCGCTTTCGTTAGCCTTTTTTGCTGCTTCTTCTTTCATAAAGTTATCTACTTCTCTGCCAAATTGTTCGTTTTCAATAGTCCGAGTATCGTTATACAGGTTCTTTGAAGCATACAGTGAATGCAGTCTACGAAGACGGTGCAGACTTTGTAAAAGTTCTTCGTAGTAAAACATAGAGTCTTCGTCTGTTTCTTTTAGATACGCGTTAGTAATGGTGTCAATATCTGTGTCCACGAACCCAGTAAAAGTCGGATCTGCAAAAGTTTGATTAAAAGATGCTGGCCTATAAGTACCCGGCTGGACCAATCTTTGGGATCCCTTAATAACGTCTTGAGCAGTGTTCTTGTAAGACTCAGGATTTCTCCCTGCCGAATACTCCGGTTCTCTGAATTTGAACTCTGAAGTCTTTGATGCCGTAGCTTTGTCCAGATCCCACCAACTCAAATTGTCTCCTTCAGGAGCTTTTTCGCCAGCCTTTAAAAGAGCCACGTTAACTGACGAGACATTTGGCAGTGCTTGCTTGCGGAATGTGTCGCGAGCTCTTAAGGAGTCCCGTTCAAACAATCTATTAAACCCTGGGTACGTGTTCATTAAATACTCAAATTCAGCTTGCGACCAAGGACCGCTTCTGGGGGATTTGTGATTAGGTGGAAGATCCGCTCTATCTTGTGGAATTCCAGCGTCTGCTGAATTTCCAGTTTCTTGTAATTCTTGATGAATAACAGATAAATCTCCAATTAGTGTTGGCACAGAAACCTGAGCTTTCACTAACTGCTGAACAGCATAATCGTATTGGCTTGCAATATTGATTGGTACTGCGCCAAGGCTACCATCGCTCAAAGTGCCGTGGACAAAGTGCGTGTTTGGAGCAACAAGGTGCTGGTACAGCTTCCAGCGGGAATCAACTATCTCATTCTTCTTTGCGCGCTCATTGTTTCTGCGAGCCTTTTCAGATATCCCAGAATCGCTAGTATCTCTTGTACTCTCAAAACTTGTGCTTCCGTTGTCGTTTACAGAAGTAGAAACACTAATCCTAGAGTTTTGATACTGAACTTTGTCAGCGCTAACCTTTGCTTGTCCAAGAATAGACGTGTCGTAGTAACTAGCCTTAGCAGCCGCTGGTCTATTGAATCTAGGCTTAACATAGCCAGTGTCTTCGTTTCCGCCGTATGCTCCCTGTCCTGCTATTGGACGGTATTCAACGCGCTTGATGTAGTAAGGGAACTGCTCCTGCAGGGCCTTCAGAGCGTTGTAGTAACCCTGAGAGTCAAGCTGCATTGACTGGTGCTCAAGGGAGTAAGCGTGCTGTATTTGCTTCTGCGCGCTTTCCCACTTATTTAAAATGTTCGGGTCTTTCTCAGCCAAGGCGGAAATCGGGTCTTCGTCAAACTTGTCCGAAGCCTCTTTCATTAGTTCTGCACGAGTTTTCTTCTCAGAACTAGCAGCAGCACCCATGCTGGCTAGCTTGTACTTTGCTGGCGTCTGCAGAGCAGCAAGCTGGTCATTTAATTCGTTGTAGGTACCCGCTCCAACATTCCCATTAGCCAAATCCTCAGCAGCAGCGTTCCAGTCAAACGATTCTTGGGCAGGCTTTTTCGCTTCAGAAACGATGTAATCGTTTACGTATTGCTCTTTAAGATCCATGTAATCCATCTGCCTTCCGTCTTTGGTCTGACGGGTAGGAGCATAGGAACTATTGATCCAAGTCTCTTTGGCCTTTTCCATGTCCTCTTGGCTCATGGTTGGGTATTTTTTTTCGTTATTTATTTCATATTTAATTTGTGTTTGCTGGCGCTCTATTTGACCTGGGTACGCGTCTTTTGCCGCTTCCCTAATTTCCCTCATCCGGCTTTCAGGAACAGTGGGAGACACTTTTTTAGACTGAACAGCATCAAGAAGCTTTTCGTAGCGATCAACCATTCGCTTAGACTTGTCGTTAAATCTACGGGACCCTCTGAAGGTTGGGTCAAACTCCACGTTAAATATGCCAGAGTGACTCATAACGGTAAATCCTCTAGCTTCAGACATCAAAGAAGCATAAAGGTCTTCGCTGGTGGGTCCACCGAGCATACGCGTGCGCAGGTATTCCCCACCGTTTACCATGTTCAGGGTGCGTAGGTTAAACGGTAGGTACCAGTCATCGCCGTATCCCACAGCCTGAGAAACTACAGTTCCCTTACGGTCAATGATGATCCCGTGGCTTGGGGGGATGTGGCCAGAGTTTATTTGAAGTTGAGCCAGCTCCATGCTAGGTAGATCCTTAAGCAACTCCGTCACCAAAGGAGATTCGTTGACCTCAATCTTGCTCTTAGTTCTTCCGTCGGGGGTGTATTTACCCATAGCGGATTCTGGCCCGTAGATTAGGTAATCTCTGGCGTGAGCTTGGGCCTTTCGCGGAGACATACCCTGCTTAGTAAGCCAGCGAACGATCTTTCTCATCTCGGTGTCAATGGCTTTCTGAAGATTCTCATCAGGTCGCTTTTCCACTCCACGGAATCGGTAAGCAGCCTTTCTGGCTCCAGGCCCGAGAACCTTCTCTGCCTCTGGACCGTGAGTGCCAACCCAGTTTCCTAGAGAAGTAGCTATGAGACCAGCAGGACCAATACGGTCTCCAAGGGTTGTTTGGATCAGTTTGGAGGCGGCACCAAGACGCTCGAAATCTTGCTTTCTAGAGCCAATTTCTGATTGTTGAAGAGCTGACATATTTGTGTTTGCGTATGTTTGCAAAGCACCGCCAAAGTTGCCACCAATAGAAACGGCGTTACCGGCAACATTTGGGCCAGCCATACGGTCAATAATGTTATAGCTAGCTCCGTAAGCTGACAGGTTAGGATTAACTGTTACCTCTACAGAATCCAGAGTATTATTATTTATAAACTCTTCTTTACTAAGTTGCGGATCTTTGTCTACCTTTATTTTAGTTGCGGACAAGTTTCCGTCTGAGTCAACGTAGTTATACGCGACGTGAACGTCGTCCGTATTAAGACCCTGAACCGTGGAAAGAGCTTCAGCAACCTGCACATAAGCGTTGTGAAATCTAATCTTTTGACTGGGAGAAAGGTTTGTTGCTTTTGGAATTCCCATAGCTGAAGCTTGAGCATCAGGAAAGGATGCTTGAATGGTTCCTGGAGTTCCGGCTGGCTGTATTTTCACGCTCATAGTGCGGAACTGACCACCAGGCCCGCGCCATTGCCTCATAGCATTTCTACGGCGCTCGTCTGCGGTGTAGTTATCAGCCTTTGAGATTTCTTCTCCCAAAGCAACAAGTCTGTCTATTTCCTCGCCATTCGCAGCCTTTGAAACGGCAGCGCGCTTAATAGAGTTGCGAGTTTCATTGATTCGGTTATGTATTTCATTGTCAATGGCTTCTTGCAGTTCAACCTTATTACGGTCTACTAATTCGACAATATCGTCAAAAGCTAAGGACTTGGCAACAATCACTGCTTCTTCTGGGTTTTCCACAGCCCAGTTATATGCCTCAAGTGCGGCATCGTAATTAAAGTTAGGGTCTCCACCATTTTGGAATACTGGTACTAACTTCACGGCTTGCTCCGATTCTGTGGCTGTGCTTGAGGTGCTGGCTTAGGTTGCTGTGGTGCTGGTTGTCCCGGTTGCATAGGTTGCTCCGGCGGCATAGGTGGTTGCTCGTTAGCAACTATCTGCTGTTGTACCTGTCCCTGCAAAGTAAGGGCTTCTACTTGTTGGTTAGCCAATCTAAGAACATTGGCCTGCTTGTATTCTTGCTCGCGCACCTTCTCCGCATCCTCTTGAAGTTCTGGGAGTTGGGCGATACGACGAACAAAGCGTTCCATTTCGGGGTCCGGGAACCATTGGACGCCAGCACTGGACATAGCGCTCATAAACGAGGCAAGTTGTCCCAAGTCCGGCGGGTCAACCTTGGAAGGAACAAACTTAGGAAGCTTGGTGGTCTTAGTCCCGTTCACCAAGAAAAGGCGAGGTATCAAGTGACGGTTTAAGGTTTCGGCAATAGCTTCCGATATAGAGTCAACGCTCGCGCGGAACATACCCGTCTTGTCGGTGTGCAGGGCATACGATCCAACGCCCTCGTGGCCCACCAAGATGAAGTCAGCCAGCACAGACATCAATATCCGCTGTTCATAGCGCTGAATAATGGCGTTGGTGTCGAACTGACGAGATCCACCCGAGGTGAGCAACTGGAAGTCAAAATAAGGCTTGCCTGTGTCTGGGTCAATGTCCCCAGGAATAATAAGCCCTTCTTGCTCGTTTCTACGGACGGACTTAACCATCTTGCGGAAAGCAGCAAGTATCTTTGCTTTTTCGGAGTTAGCTGCAGAAGCCAAGTAATCTCTAGGCACGCGGGCGACGGGCAGACCGGCCAGGTCTCGCTCCACACCAATTGCTTCAATTTCCTGCAGGCGCTTCTTGTAGAACCAAGGCTGGTAGGCATTACGCAGGATAGAGCGTCCCTCGGGGCTTCCCTTTCTGGACTGGGTGCGGAACAACAAAGACTTGTTCAAAGGAACAATAGTCTGGTTGTAGTAAGGCGGAGCCATTTGCACCAAGGCTTGAACTTCACCGCGGTCGTTAAAGATCCAGCGAAGATGGGTTTCCTGCGCGCGGATAGGAAGCTTACGTATACCGATCTTATTATCGTTAAACTTACTGCGCTTAGAACCGTCTTCCTCCCAAGGTCCTACACGGCGCTTCCAGACAATTTCGTGCCATGACCAGCCGTAAACAAGGCAAGATAGAACTTCGGAGATGAAGTCATCCCACGTGTGGGACATATCATCCATGCACTCTTCGACAAACTTCTGGTATTCCTTAGCCTCCGAAGAGTTGTCAAAGGGCTCAACGTTCCAGTCAATACCGCGCAGAAGCTTGTCCATAGCGAACAAAAGAGCGCCAACGATAGGGTCGTTCTCGCTCATTTCCTTCAGGACTTGGATTAACTTGCGCCCCTGAAGCTGAGGAAGGAACTCCTCGTCAAGAATTCCGGCAGACCTTTTAAGACCTACTTGACCTAGTTCGGCAGTAAGTGGCCATGTCTTTGGAACCTCGTCAATTACCTCATTGCCGATGTTAAAGTCAGTGGCGTTGGAAATGGTCATAATTTGATTCTCTCGCTATAGGGTAGTCACACAATAAAGGACAGTTCGCCGCTCTCTCCGCCTTCGCGGTAAATAACATCTGGTAGGCGCTCGTTATCTCTTTCATCTTTCGGCGGATCAAGGGCAGCCGCATAAACACTTGGCGTCCCATCGCTCTTTAGGGTAATAGGGGCTCCACCAGGCGCGTGCTTTCGGGCATGCTTAAATGCCAGACCGAATGAGCAAACTTCGTCTGGTAGGTGGTATTGCTGGCCGGATGAGTAGAGATCTCCTACTTGGGCGTATTTGTGCGCTCGGTAGGCAGAAGGAATGCGCGGGCAACGCAGTCGGTCGTTTTCGACCGCTGCAACGTATTCGCTCAGCATATTAGAACGCTTTGCGCCGATCATCTGGAATGATCTAGCCCGCATATCTACCAAGTCAGACACAACCTGCCCCAAGCCTGTTCCATCATGGATGGGTTCAGCTTGATAGATTCGCGTAGCATTGTTGAACATATTAATCATAAACGGATAGGGGCGTCTGTTCAGGCGCGCGTAATACACGCAGTCAATCGGGGCATAGGAAGCCCTATCGGTTCTCCACACAGAGATAACCGTAAAGTCCTGCTGTTTTGCCCAGTCAGCAGCGACAACGTATGTGCCATCTGCTTTAGGATCCTCAAAGGTGTATTCCTCGTAATCCTTTGAGGTTTTTTCCTTAATAGGCTCAAATGGCAGGGAGAACATCCGTTCGACCGCTTCGGAGTCAAAGGCACGGTTACCGATAGAAGGCTCACCGAGCTCATATTCCACGCGCCACATCTCTGCGGGGATTTCCCGCTTCTTAGCGTCAATAGTTTCTTGGGATAGCCAGCCGTCAATTGGGTTGGCTGAGCACCGGTAGCACCAAGTCTTCATGGGCAGATCCTGCTCTTCAAATCTGCGCTTCATCTCGGTGAAGGTTCCGTCTGGGTTCTGCCAGGTAGAGCAGAGCACCGTATAAGGCTTGATCTCTACGCCTAAGTAGTTTTTCTGGGGCATAGGCTGGCCTAGGGCCGCGTCAAGAATTGCCTGTTCCATTTCGTCAATTTCGTCAAGGAGCAGGAACGGCGGGTGAGGACCTCGAACGGTTTTCTGCGAAGCCGTGAGAGGCCGTATGCGAGCTTTATTGCTGAGCTTGAGTAATTGGTTACCCTCAGACACCAGCATCTCTCTAGGGGCGTTCTCAGAGTCCAGAGCGGTACGCATAGCCTCGTGGACGTTAACAGACTGGTTCATGGAGCCACCAAGAATGTTGACATCGGCGCCGAGTAAAAATGCCTTTGTCAGCCCTAATATGCTGAGCGTGAATGATTTACCTGACAGGCCACGGGAACCATGCCAGAGGGCTATGGTCCCGTTCCTGCCGAAGAAAGCATCCGCGAACACTTCAAATGGAGCAGTGTGAGTTGGATCACCACAAGTGTGCCTAGGGATAGTTACCCCCCATAGAGCATTAACTGTCCACCATAGCTCGTCATCTGTCTCGGGCAATCTCGAGAATTGGAGCTTGTCCGCCAAGGTATTCCTAACTATTGTTATTCCGCGAGTTAATTACCGTTGCCTGCCTATTTACTTCTTCCTGTATCTGTATCTGTCTGCGCTCTATGTCGGAGAGCCTATCGCAGACTTCCTCTAGTTTAGCGTCACGAGCCGCCGAGTTAATAATGGCCCGCTTCCACAGACTATACACTTTTCCCACCCCAGCGCCAACGGTTATTAAAGAAACTAATAGGGCTATATAGAAGGCAAACTCTGTTCCGCCTTTGGAGTTATATGCGTAGGCAAATACTGGAGACCCGCTAAGAGCCGCCCCTAGTGCAGACGCCACAACTGTTATCTGCCCTTTATCGTCACGCACGGCCCTGTCCTTAATAGAGCTAAAATTGATGACTGGGCAGGCTATGCCCACCTCACCTGCCCAATCCCTCTAATAATCTCACAGGGGTCTTTCTAGAGACCGAAAGCCAAGCCGCTAGTTGCTATTTTGAAAGAATAACCATCCGGAACTACAACCGGAGTTGTTAACTGAATTACCGCAATGCAATAAGACGGGGCGCTAATTTCTTCATTTGTCCATATGCCTATGTGGCTTACAGTACAACTTGGAAGGTCGTCGAACTGTATTGCCGCAGAATTAGCTGTTCCTTTGTTGGACGGCGCGGACCAATAAGCAACCTCGCGCTCATAACTCCCGCCAGATACCTCATGGGCATAGCTACCGTTAACCGTAGGGTTATCTGTGTGTAGGGCAACTTTTACCTTTGGGGTACCAGCGCCGACAACATATACCAACTGCTCCAGCAGGTAATTGCCCGAATAATTAGTTAATAGACTGCTCACAGATAGGTTCCTTTCCCTAGTAAACGTATTGACGACTGCTCAGAAGTTGAGCTTCCAGTCATATCTAGTCTAGCCGATCCCAGTAGTTGGTCGTCCCGCTGAGCAAGGCGCAAGGGCGGGGATATGCACGGAGGTACAGTTCTAAAACTAAGCCAGTTCAGGAAGTTTTGTGTCAGCCTTTTATTAATATCCGTTGACCATGATTGCCCCGCAACAGGGTCAAAAATGTTCTGATCTAGCGTTACAATTAATCTTCCGCCATAGGGGTAGGCAAGAGGGTTCCCTACAGTTTCCCACGCTGCGATTATTGGCTGATCTTCGTTGTTTCTGACTAAAATATTTTCGTCGTTCCACCCACGAGGTATTACCGGAGGAGATCCCGGGGGGTTTAAGTCAAAACTTCCGGCTAGGTTAAACGCTACGGTTTTTACACACCTAGTGAGATAACCTATAGCGTCAGGATTTACTGAAAATTCTTGATAATCTCCGTCTGTGCTATCCGTTCCGTAAAAATAAGCCGGGTAAGAATCTGTCATTTCGTTAACAAAATTCGATACATCCCAATTAAGATTGTTTTCTTGCTCGCTATACAAAGACCATTCGCCAGCGATTAGTACTGACTTTCCGTACCTAGCCATCATTTGGGCCGATGTAAGAAAATTGTAGAATGGTCCGTAATGGCTAGTTATTCTTTCGTCGGCAAGTATCCACACTTGGTCAAAATTATCTGTAAACCAGCTAAGATAACTCCCAGTCATCCAATCGGCTAAAGGATCTCCTATAACGTGGGTTTCGGCGGTTAACCCAATTGAGTTTGCTGTTTCGGCGATGTAGCTGTTAATCCCATACCCCACAGCTCCGGGGCCAGCCAATATAAGAACATCGGCAATCATTACGATTGCCCCGGGTTTTCGCGGTATATGCGGCCTATGAAATAAACATCCTCTGTGTGCTCACAGTAGATGGCTGCTGTGTAAGAATAGGCTTCACGAGGTATTTTAGGAAGCTTTGTTCTACCGCCGTATCTTTGGCCTCCAAGATCAAGAGTATCGTCAAAGTTCCAATTCCAAGAAGCCTCATCAATAAGAATGCCGGTGGGTGATGTACCCGCATCAGATGACCTACCAGGCCAATATCCGGCCTTTTGTCTCTTATTACCCCACCCAATGACCATAGCTTTATCAGCCTCGTAATAAATAGCTGGGTTAGTAGGCCCAATGCTCCAAGGCACACCGTTGTCGTCTGTTTTGGTAAAAGCCCCTGTTCTGAATGGGCTGTAATTTTGCCCCTCGTGTGGCATGTTATTCGGATTTAAACCATAGGATTGAAGTGTCTTTGTTTCCTTGTCAATAACGTTGTATATACCGACGTGAAATGCGACCTTAACTCTGTTACCGTTTCGGTCAAATGCTGCAAATTCTGTTAAGCGAGCCGATCCTTTTTCACTTAATACAATGGGGAAAAAGGACCAACGATCCCTACTTTTGCTGGCGTTAGCGTTTACTCGCACATAATATTGTGGGTAATTCCTAGGTGGGTATTTTTTAGCTTGCTTAGCGAACGGAAAGGCTTCGTTGAATCCTTTATCTTTATAAAAATTAGTTGCTTTTATCGGTATTACTCCGGATCCGTTATTTGCGTTCCAAGGAGCGTAGATATCCTCAATAACTACAGAGGCTTTTCCAAGCGCTAATAGCTTTGCGGGAGTTAATGGGTCTATATGTCTTTGCATTACTTGGTCAAGAGTCAATAGATCTCTAAACTGTGAGTCAACCGTTAAAGATACAGTTCCAGACATTGGGCTAGCGTTTACCTCCGCAATGTGGAGAATAATGCCTTCTGCTCCAGTACCGGCAAAGTATTTAAGGCGAATGCTATTTCCTGCCTTTAATTTCCATCTAGAGATATAACTTTCATCCCAAAGGCTCCAAGGATCAACAGAAAGAGTAATATTTCCAGACCAAGATGGTTCAGAGAACTGTGACAATTGAAGCTGGGCAGCCTCTTCGGCTTGGTCAAACCCAAGCCCTCCCCCATATTTAATATATGCTTCATTTCGCATCTTGTATTTTTCGTAAAAACTGTTCTTGTCGTTTGGCCCTAGTCCCAATTCTTGATCCAGCATTACAGAACGTTTAAAACCTAGAGGCTTATACGTAGTTACATTTCCGGCGTCATTAATTTGAGTTCCTGCCCACTTAACGCCGTCGGTACCTACTCCTTCGCCGTAAATAACATTAACTATTTGAGAAAAGTCTGAGGATAAATTACAATCAACGCCTATTTGCCCGAAAGTAGCCTCTAACTGAGGGCCGCCTTGCCCAAGATCCACTCCAGCGGGAACAGTTATATCGTCGTATGTATATGTTTCTTTAGTGCGTATTTTTAAGTATGGATTGCGGTTATTTCCCATTAATATGGTCCACTTATCTCCGGGACGAACCCCGCAGTCTTCTTTAGTAAACATAATTTGTAGTCTGTCCTGCACGAACCCAACTAAAGACTTTTGAAAGTTTCCGGTGGTGCGATCCCAATATCCAGTAATTTTTCTCCCAGGCTTTCCAATCGGAGTAAATACCGTTGGGTTGCCGCTGGGGATAACTGTGTTCCATCCGTCTGGGAACATTGGGAGCCCTAGAGCTTTTGTCCGCAAACTAGGTATCAGCGTCGGTGACATTGCGTTAGAAATTATATCTTCGTACAGGTACGGGCGGGTTGGAAATGTTGACTTAGAAATAATTCGGTCTATTTGGTACAAGGCTCCCTGCAGTTCTACTTGCGCAGAAGTTGCAGAGGAAGATTGACTAATTGAGCAAGCAGCTACAAAACCTTGGAATACAGGCTTGATAGATGATCCAGACGGGCTAATATAATCAATGGTTTTTTGCTGAGTAATAGAGTTTATAACCGCATCGGGTTCTGAATCCCCGCTGTCAATATCAGGTTCTATGTAATAAATATTTACATCTGACTCTTGATTAAACCAAGAAAGATCCCCAACCCCGAAACTATCAAAACCGGTAATTTGGGGGAAAGAAAGCACCGCTACAGCGTCCGAGAATGGATCACCGCTTGAGTATGACTGTATTTGCACAGGTACGTTTCTAAAATAGGTTACATCAGTCCAGCTTTGCCCTGGTGCCCTAAAAAGAACAACAAAATATCCACCCTCGGTGGTTGTCTGCGTGTATGCCCAGGCCATTATGTGTAATTCCTAAACTTGTATCTAGATGCCAGATTACGGTATTGGGCTTTTAACTCGCTAGCTTTTAGCTCATGGTCAAAAAATCTTATTTCGAATAGTGCCATGTGGCTAGCAAGGTCAGTAGATATCTTGTTAAAACGCCGTCCTATGACAAACTCCCTAAATGTTTGAGGGTTTATTTTTCCGCTTGCGCTTTCGGCAAATCCAACCCCTCTAGTCCCAATCCTGCCCTTATTCCCAGAAGTTCCAGCGTTCCACATAGAATACATCATACGAGGAACTGGCCTGTAGTTGTTAGGTATCCGGACGTGTTTTCCGTTGGCCACTAAATCATTTCCAGTGTGCGACCCCATAGTTGCATAGCTTGGTTGGTAAAGCATTGCGGCTCTATAGCCAGATTCCCCTAGTATTTTTGCTGTGCGCTCAGTTGTAGGAAGGGGCTTTATTCTTCTTGTTTTAGTACCGTGGTCCATTACGTAGTGCCCGTATTTTGCCGATGGATAACTTAAAATAATACCCGCAAATATCCAGGTAAAATCCTGGCTTAAGTTTCTGCCAATATTGATCCACATGTGCTCTACGTTTTTGTAGTCAAAAACTACTACGTCGTTTTCGGTGTGATATTTACCTTTAGGCCCAAAAGTAAGTCTAGTTTGAACTCTTGGCTGGTATCCATTTCCTGATTTCCAGGACGGCCCCTGTCCTCCGTGTTCGGGCCACGACTCTAAAGAGGTTGTGCTGCCCAAATCGGACGCTAGCCACGTGTAGGAAGATTCTCTTGCTGGTCTGGTTACCGGAGGGGGGCTTGGCTTAGCCACAACGGTAACTGAGCTTGCCGTTCCGGTGAATGGATATCTAGCGGAATATTCAGGGCTTTCTGGCTTTCCCGCAATAATGAACGGTTCGTCTGCCTCTATTCCGATCTTTAAATACGTGCGTATTTGGTTAATGTCTATATTGCTAGGAATATACGTAACAGAGGTAGACGCTTTGGAAACCACAGCTATTTCAACAATATTTAACGCTGTGGATGTAATTACAGCATCTACGTTTACATCAAAAGCTGGAAAAAAGCCCTCTACTACTAAGTTTGCTTTTGGCTTGGCTTGCTGAGTAATCGTGAAAGAGCCGACTACATCGAAATCAAACTCCGATGTATAAGTAGGAGATGCAGCATATTCTGCCCGAGACTCATATGTTAGGTAATATCCAGTCATAATTAACCTGGGTACCCTTCAACTGGCGGATACACAAGATTAAAATCTCCATATGCTACAGAGTTGTAGCCGCACACCACTATGTAGTAAACCTCAAAAGCAGTGCAGGCAAATGTAATTTCCGATGTCACTCCTGGCCCGCTATCGTCGTCTTCGTCTATTAGGTTGTCTGAAGCATCATATATTTTTAGTATGGTGTCGAAAGATGAGCCTTCAGTAGAAATTACTACTGTGTCGCTGAACTCAGGGGTCCACTTAAACCAAGCTCCATACCACCCAACGTTGCCTTGCGCCTCAGAAGCGTATCCGGAGTTACTCCCAGAGAATAACTGCCCAGTTAGGGTGACAGCTCCCTCTTTAGTGTCTGGGCTATATACAGGAGGAACTGGGGGCTCTCCCGTACCGGCTACTACTGAGACTATTCCTGTAGTAACACCTATCCTTATGTAATAAAATTCATTAGGTGTTGGGACAAAAGACGACACGGAATAGCTCTGTTCCGGAGATAATACTTTAAGAGTAGTTCCTACATCAGTTAGATCGTCAACTTGGGAACCAGTTAATATTTGCACAAAAGTATCGCTGTCATCAGAGTAAAAATATTGCCTTTTATAAGAGTCATATTCAGATGGGCATTCCCAGTAAAACCACTGTGTGCTATCGACAGAATAAGTAGTTGTGTATCCTCGGTCGTACATACTTATTTCTTCGCTTTCCCCGCTCTCAACCGTAAGCCTGTCTCTATTTCCTGTGGTGTAGTCTCCCGTTTCTCCAGTAATAGAAATAGGAGTATCAAAAAAATCGCTTGGATCAGGGGCAAACAGACTGGACGGCCCAAAACTGACGGGCCTATTTGGTCTAAGTAGGAAACGTCTACCAGCTCTTGCCATACCCATTATCCACGGCTCCCCGTTTGGAGGGCGCCAAAGTTATTTGGGCGCTTTGCTCGTGTGTACGCCCTAGAACGGACGGGATCAACCCAAGGTGATTCGCCAGGAACTGCGTTTAATTCCCCGTAATGGGCGCTTACGCGACCGGCAGAAAGGGCGGAAGTGTATATCGATACGTGTTGAAGAATCCCGTAAGTTGCCCTGCTGGCAGTGTTGTTGTAATTAAGCTTTAGTGTTTGATTGCCAGCCGCATAGGGTGATACAGCGCTAGTTTGTATTAAAGATCCGTTGCGATACATTTTTGAGTTAGTGCCGTCGTAGGTAACCACAACATGCTGAACGGTGTTATTGACTGCTGTGGCTGGACAAGAGGATCTGATTGGCCCTTGCTGCAGTTGCCAAACTCCTTCGGCAATAGAGACATCGCTGTGCCTAAGCGCCCATACGCTTTCAGACCCATACTCAAATATTCCGCGTGGACTACCGGCAGTCCAGTTGGTTGGTTGATACCAAGCCTCAAATGTCCAGCTGGCGTTAAACGGCGTGCCAGTTAGGTTACCGCTTATGTATGAGTTAGCGCCCATAACAACAGCCTTGCCTAGGGTTCCTAGACCAGTCTGATTAAGCGTATATGTTCCGATATAGGTCAGGTTTCTACCGTTGCCAGATGAATCTGTTGCGGTAGTTCCGCTTGGCTCGTTCAACTTCCAGTAAGCGTATGGGCTATCAGCCAAGACCTCCGTAGAGTAGGTCATGGCTTACTCGTCAAATACTATGTATGCCGAGACGAGAGGAGAAACTCCAGAACCGGTATTGCAGCGGAGAGCGATGCGCCCTGCTGGGCCAACTACCGGCTCGTCCCCAAGAGGAAACTGCATCACAAACAGGCCACCGGCAGGAGTTACATACCAAGAGCGAATAACATCTGTAGTTGTTGGCTCGGTAGAGGAAAACACAGCCCTGTAGGTAGTTAACGATGTTGGCCCAATTTCAGCCTGTTCAAGAGGCACTCCGCCGGTGGTAGAAGCTGTACCACCAGATGTCTGACGAACAAGATCAACCTTAATCGGCGTAAGGCTAGCATCAGTACCGTCAAAGCTTGCGCCTAGTTCTTTAATCCGCAGAGGTTGGGTGCCAGCCAAAAGTTGTACTATGGTGCGCGTGGTATTGGCAATAAGGGTTGCGCCCGCATTAGCTACGTACATCGTCATATCTATTTCTCCTCTTAGACAATACTGATGGTTAGGTCGCCAACAGCAAAAATTAAGCTTTCTCCGGATACCGCTTCAACTGTTGTATCTAAAGCACCGTAAAACAACATATTACCAGCCGTGTCATCATCCCATATGGCTAGATGTGTAATGGAGCACGTTGGGAGAAGAGAAAAGGTTACTGTGGAGTCATTAGCTACTTGGCCTCCACTAACAGCCCCCCATGTGTCAATCGTAGCGCGCGCGTAGCTACCGCCTGAAACTTCTGCACCAGTGCCCGCAGAAGTAGGGTTGGCTGTGTGCAGGGACAGGTAAGTACCGGACAAATAGTTTCCCAATACGTCATTTGCTAAATAAGTACTAATTGCTGCCACTATTGATACCTTCCTTAATTTGGTGATACAAAGCCAAAAGAAATTGATCCTTCTGGAATAATGAGCGGAACTCCTGCCCCAATGAAGGTTGATACTTCAAACTCCCCCCAACAAATGATATCTCCATCTGTTGCCGCGGTGCATAGAACAAATCCGGCTATATTTCCCCATACAACTGCCGACTCCCCAAACTCAATGGCGCTGGTGTTGGTAATAGCATTTGTGTTATCCACAGCCCAGTCACCAGGCCCTGTGGGTAATTGCACTCTTGAGTATGTTCCGTCGTCGGGCTCTAAGAGCTGTGAAGCGTCTAGGTCGGAGTCAGGCAGGCCTAAAACTAACGCCAAGTAGTAAAATTCCGGCACTGGCTCAAGGTCAAATAGATATTTGCCTAAAAGGATTGAGCCATCTGTTGATACACCTGACATTAGAGAATTCCTGTAGTTGGATTAGGCTTGTGGATAAGGCTTACAGTCAATATACCCCGGTAAGAGTGCCAGCGTTCCTTGGATTGGGTCCAAGAATAGTCGGAAGCTTCGCAGATATAAGAGACAATTTCTGAATTCATATCAGAAGTTAGCACAAAGGTGTCTTGAGATACAGCATCTATTAAGTCTTTTGCGTTAGATAAAGTATCAGCCCAGTCATCCCCCAAAACCTCAATAGTCATTGATTTAGTGACGTTTTCCTTAGATCTTTGGGTGGTTACGGTTCCATCCACCCACGGCGAAGAAACTTGCTGTCTACGCCAAGTAATCGATTGGTCGCCCATTTCCGCAACATAATATTTAACATGATCGTTTATTTCTAAGTCGCCAAGGCCCAGCAGGGTACGGGAGAATGTAACGCTGAGATCCATAGGCCTATTCTCTCGCCTTAGTCGCGTTTAGAGAGTTCCTCAAGTACACAAAGAAATAGATTGAGCACAACAGGGCAAACCCGTACTGCTTGAGGGAAATAGCCCAGATAGTCCACGGTATCTCCATAGCCATGCACCACAGCCAACCCAAACGCGGTCTTTTACCCGCTACCCATATCCCAGCAAGAGAGAACGCCGCTAGTACGAATGACCAAAACATCAGTCGCACATATCAGCAATGTGGAAGTAGGCAGCACCATCCACAAGGTTATCCCGCTTGGGAGAGTGCACCTCGCGCGCGACCTTGACCAGAACCATAGCCAGAGCTACCTGCCTAGCGGTTATTTCCTGCTCAAATAGCACGGACCACAGCGTAGCGATGCGCTCATGGTTAGTTGAGGGTGAGCCGTAGTCGTTTGATCGGTTTCCCTCTACGAGGCGGTTAGCCTCTTCCAGCACTGTCGTTTCTTTAATCTTTTGTGACATTTCTTCCGAAAATACATATTCAGCCATTAGTCCTCCGTGGTTAGATACTCAATCAACTCAGGGTTATCTCTTAGAGCCCCTAGAAGGGGTCCTGTGAGAGCACTTACCATAGTCTCTTCGTGATCCTCGTCAATAGCCGGGGAAGAGGCTCTGACGCAAGCGTGCAGGATCTCGTGTAGCAATGTAGAACGACCGTAATCTTCTGCTTGTCCTGGTGAGACCGCAAGTGTGAGCGATGCCTCGTCGCATGCTCCACAGGCGTCTCCGTAGGGGTGAAATCGCAGTACATCAGAATGACCCCATTTCACTTTCCAGTTGTAAGGTCCAATACGCAGGGATTTCGGTCGAATCGTCATAGCCAGGTCACCTTGTCAAATCCAGCTCGGAGGTCTTTACCTACAATCATACCTAGGGCTCCGTGCGTAGATCTTTGCCCAGACAGGGCTTGGAAGTAGGGTGATCCACCGTCAATCGTGGGTGTCTGGATAAGGGTTGTACCCGCACAGTCCTCAATATGGGCGTGGTGCAAATGACCCATAAACATCAGAACTAGGCGCTTACCATCGTGGAAATAGATGTCGTCCCTTTGCTTCCTGACCCACTCAGTAACCTTGCCAGATACCTTGTGACCATGAGTTAGCCCGCAGGTAACTCCCGCAATCTCCAAGACTGTGATCCATTCATCATGGGGAATTTCCCACGTTATCTGATCGGCTATCTTGGTGCGCTCAATAACCCTACGGACATACTCGGCAATAGTTAAGTCCAGGTTGTCAGATGCCGATGTATATGGGCTCTGACCAATTACTTGCCTGAGCTCCCCATGATTACTGGGGGTGTAAGCCTTGGTCATAGGCATCCCGAAATGAGCAAGTGCCTCAGTCCTAGCCACGTCCATATCCACAGCAAAGCCAATCTGCTTGCGCAGGGTATCTGTGGTGCGTGTTTGGCTTGGGTAATGGCCAAAGATGTTCTCTATCCGGTCACCCGCAGCCAAGTCCACAATGCTGGTGATATTAGCCCCGCCTTTGCGCAGGGCTTTAATTGTTTCTACAGAGCGTTCGACAACCTCAGTCTCGCGCCCTAGTAGTCCCTCTAGCCCGCCACCCTCAGCCTTGCCAGTCTGCTCATCGCCCTGTAAGTGAACGTAAGCCACTTCAGGTCCAAGTCCTACTCCTAGTGACTTCTTGGGGGTTCGGACCCTTACAGCGGCAGCTGAGGCGTCTAGATCGATATCTGAGAGGATCTGCTCGGGGCTAATACGCTTAAATTGAGCCCGATATGAGTAAAGCCAGACGAGATCACGCTCGCCTGACTCTAAACGCTTGGACTGTTGCCACTTGCCTACGCGCACAGGTTCAATTACCTGCCACTCTGTAGGGGAGAATCCAAAGAACTCCAAGAGGGGAGAATAGTCTCCCTCTAAGGCTACTGGGTAATCATAGATTTCCAGCTTGCCCACATCACCGTGAGCCTCTGCATTGTTCTTTGATTTAGTTTCTTGTTCAGGAGTTAAATCATCTGCGAGACTCATTTACCGCACCTACATACTCCACGCCTATGGCGTCTAACGGCTTCCCCAGAGATGGGCAATCCTAGGTTCTTTGTTATCGCATGTGCTATCTGGTCGCCAGTTACGGCTTTATCTTCTAGAGCTTCTGCTAATACGTTCTTTTGTTTTCCGGCCTGCCCTAAAGCCCACTTGACACCACATGTTTGCCAAGGAGCTTTGAGCGGGGGCTTTAGATCTTCATTAAAGGACATTGGGCATGCCTTCCTTAGAGTCCTAAACGATCCCATTCTTTCTTGCCTACACGACCGTTTGGAACCATCAGGCGCTTGATCTGCCAAGCCCTAATAGCCTTAGTGGTGATAGGCCCGTAGAAGCCTGTGTCTGGAACAGACTTAAACTTCCGCTGGATCTTCTCAACATCAGATGCGTCTTCGCTATTGCGCCTGCCATTGTGCACAGTTGAAGACGCCTTCATCCCAAATGAGTGGGACAGGGGCAGCGGGAACGTAGACTTCTTGACTGGTCTAGAGGGCCTTGTGGCCCCCGTAAACCAGGGGGTGGTGTCCTGCTCCGCCTTGTGGGTTTGAAGAATAGAGATGTGCAGGTGCTCTGTGTGAGGGCTTGCACCGTCATATGGTCTGGCAACCCAATCATGCGAACGTGACCATATCTTGCGATTAAAGATCACATAGTTAGCCGATGGGTGCTTCTTGACCGCATTGATGATGGCATCAGCGTTAACGCCAGGATAGGTAATATCAATGGCGTTGACAGACTGACGGGAGTTAGGATTGTGGTCGCTAACGCGCGCCGCGTGAGAAGCGTTTCCTAGCGTTCCATCAGAACCCTTGGGGCGGTTAGGCCACTTCTTGTTTACTTCGTTGCGGAACTGCACCAGTGAAGGTGCTAAATACCAACTCATGCGGTCTCATCGCCAACAGCGTCCAAATCAACGCTTTCATCAAACTCAAACGTCACCTCGGGGGCGCCAATACCAAAGCTGGTGTTATTGGGGTCAAGGTAGGCCACAGCAGTGCGGATAGTGGTCAGGGCAGCAGCAATCAGGGCCGACTGCAACCAAGAGAAGTCATTTGATGCCAAGGCGCTCAGGGGGATCAGAGCAATGAAGGCGGTGGCGAAGGTAGTAACAGCAGAACGTACTAGGTTGTTGAGGTTCACTTGATTTCCTTAGCTAGGGTAGGTTATTTCTAGGCATTCGGTACACAGTGGATAGTCCTCGATGGGTTCTATATCACCGCATACACAGCATACATCTGATGCACTCATATCGTCAGTATACACACTACTCGTCGTGTTCCCGCGAGCCGATCATTAACTTAGCCCTAAGTGTATCTTCGGCGGTTTTTACCATTCCTAAAGCCTCTATCGGGTGCAAGGCTGCGGTAGACATCTCGGCGTAGCGAATAACGCCCTCTTCGTCTATGTACTTAATTAAAAGAATACCGTCTAGGGCTACAGCCCCTTCTGGGAGATCCTTGAACTGCAGTCTATTAACGGCACCGCTCATTTATCCGCCTTAACCACTCCGTCTGGGATTACAGCAAAACGACATACGCCACCGGGCTCTACGTCTAGTGTGATGATAGCGCAGTTCTTACCCCCGCGATACAGGGTACAGTTACTGCACATAACGCCAATATCAGCGCAGTCATTCTCATCTGCTGAGAAATACCCCGCCCATACGCCAGTCTTGTCCATGTTGAACTTGCCATGCTTAGCTACTACGCCAAGGAGAGCGTCCTGCAGAGCCTTTTCTTCAGGCACAAGGTTTACGCTGTCATCAGCCTTAGAGATCTCAACACCGAATGCGTCTTTCATGGCTTGATCGATCGATCGATTTTCATGTATTTTCCATTGGATAGATAATACGCAGGGATTTCATCCCCAATTAAATGTAAAGGTTGGTTATTCTTTTTCTTAGGAGAGACAATTCTAGCGACATTTTTGCGAGAGAACGTAGGAGGTTTAGTTTGGCTTACGTGTATTGTATCTTTATTGTGCCCGAATCCTGTACCAACTGGTAACCGCCTCTGTTGATCTCCTACTGGATCTGGCTTTTGGGGACGCAAGGTAATGTCAGTGTAGATCTTTTTTCTTCCCAGTAATTTGTGGGCTGCAAGCCTGTGGTGACCGTTTTGCAGTCTGAGTTTCAAGCCATCGCTTGGTTTATCCTGATCTATACTGTGCTTGCGTGAAAAGGCTATTTCCACAGGTTTATTGTAGCCATATTCTGGGTGGGACATTTGGTCCGCTACACCCCTGACAGCTTTCTTTTGTCTGGGGTGTGAATCAGTTAATTTGTCTACCCAATCAACAGGCAGGTTGACTCTAAGGCCCTTAGATATCCTCTCAACACCAAATGCATCTATCATGGCAAATTAGGCCTTCTGTTGTATCTAAATTCAGGAAAGAATGATCTTCTAGTAAAATCTTCATTAATACTGGATCCTATTCTGGCATCCTCAGCATCATTGCCCCCTCTTAACTTTGCCGCTTTTGGCTTTTTTCCGGTAATTTTTGTATAAACCTCATTGTATCTTCTGTTATTGGTTAACGGGTAAGAACTTGTAACTGTTCTTCTCCCATTCTTTAAAGTAGCCATAGCATCAGCTCTAGCTTCTTCTCCAAGTTTTGCGTTTCTAGTTCTAAATGTAGATCTAATTATATGCTGCGGGCTATTTTTAGCGTGGATTTTTTCGTGCTCAATTATGGCAGCTTGCTTACCCGTCGTTTTTAATTTATCTGAGACTAATATGTGATTAGTATTGTCGCGGGGATTTGGAACAGTTGCACCAGACAAACTAGAATTTCTCATTCTTTTATCGCTGTGTATTACCACTTTATGTCTTTTTCTTCCTAAGTTTAATACAGTTCCTTTGTTTTTTGGTAAAGAAGAAGTAAAGTTAGGAGGGCTAGGGTTAGCCCTAAGCATACTAAACTGTTGATCTTGAATAGGAGCCACTTGCGGCCAACCTGCCCGTAGTCTTTCTAACTGGCGAGCTCTTATTTTTGGGGGCATATCAATTGCTCGCATGTATCTTCCAGCACCAACACTGGACTTAGAGATCTCCCCGCGCGCTTTTCTATCTCTGCGCTTAATAAAGTCTTTTAACTTAGCCTGAGATGCTGCAGAACGCTGGCTGATGTAGTTATCTCTAGTCACATTAGGAAGCTTTTTTAAAGCCTGGCTTTTGTCCAGCATTGGCTTCCAGCCTTGATATCCCCCAAAGCCTCCCGCACCCTCAAAGGAGTGTTCATTTTTTGCAGTGTATACACTTAATGGAGCTACTGATCTTTTAAAAGCTTTTCCGTCGTCAATCATAGATTGGCTATAAATTTTATTTTGTTCTGGGCTGTTTGCGGCTATACTTGGTGTTTTTTTCTTGTTGCTTGCGAATTTTGCCGCGTTTTTTCCGAAACTTCGGCTAGCAGATCTGAAGGCGATGTAGTTAGTGTCTCTTGGATTCAACATCTCATGGGCAGCAGCAAAGTTAGTATCTGGGTGATTGTTTAGCTTGTTAGCAAAGGCCCTTGCTGCTCTAGGCATACCCTTATAGATC